TAACTACTTTTAGGATAACTTTTGGATCAACACCTCTCATCAACTTATATTGATCTGCCATGTCAAATAACGGATTACCGTCTTTGTCTCTAGCTCTCATAATAAGCGTAATAACCAATGCTTCAGTTGACTTACCTTTTTGTGTAAGTTCAACTACTTTAGCTTCTTCAGCTAGTGTAGTGCTTGGTTTATAATAAATGTCCACGTCCCACTCTGGAACATGGATTGGACCTTTCAGTCCTTCAGCTAACACTTCTTTAAAGTGTGCTGTTGCTTTGTCTATTAATTTATTTTCTATTTTACTTGTCATAGTCTGCTTCGCTTTCTATTTAAATTACGAAGAACAGGCATGATTATACCAGCAGGAGCTTGTTTGCTTCTACCTTCATCTAGTAAACCTATATATGGGACTTGGTTTTCTATCATCACACCACTGTCTCCTATTCTGTATTTGCCGGACTTTCGCCATCCGCGCCTTGCCCTTCCAGTTCGGATGGGCGTTATTTTTATACTACTTGTATTTAGCTCTTCAAAAAATGAGTTAACAGCACGTTGAAACCTTTGCTTAATATCTCTTTTGATATCACTTGCTCTGGAACTACGCACCGTTAACTCCTAATTATTAGTTACTGTTGTATGCTAAATCACCAGTTCCATCAAATGCAATTGAATATTCTACTGCACCGTCAAAACTTGCTGATCTAGAAATACTAGTAACAATCGCGTCACCTGAGTAATATGCATTACCTGAAGCGTCACCTGCTGGATACAAATCAAAATCGATTCTGTCACCAGCTTTAACTTTTGGAGCTGTTCCAACGTTATCGCCTGAACCAGCGTCGATAGCATCAGAGTCGTGACCAATGTTAGTATCGTTTTGGTCCCAATATCCATCAATAGTGCCTGTAAAGCCTCTAAATGATGAGATAATACTTCTTGATGTGTCTGTCATCGCTGTTACGTCGATAGTTTCAGATGTTTCTTCAAGTGAGAATGCTGTTACGTGAAGCATTGCCGCTTTAGTTGTGCCGTTTGGAGCAATTTTAACTACTCCTGATACACCTTTAGTCTCTGCCATGATATTTTCCTTTACCTATCTAAACATATAATAATGCTCTGCATTATTTTAAAATTTAAACATTACCACTTGCGTAGTAATATTTTGCCGTATAAACAATCGCACCTTGACCAAATGGTTTTGTTTCTGCAATCTCACGAATAATAATTTCACTAACAAAACTGTCTGAAGCATTACTGCCCAGTGTTCTATCCAGTGCAAGTTTCTCTTCAATTTTTTCCATTATTGAATTTCTACTTGTGTCTCTATCATTACCATGAACTACAACATTAATTAGAAAGTCCAACGTGCTTTCTCTTCTGGGTGTGTCACCAATACTAATTGTTTCTCTAGTTTCATTAGCACTTTCCACTAATACGTGTGGAAAACTAGTGACTGCCAGTTGTGAGATATCTGTTGGTTCTCTTGTTACAGTCTTGACTTCAGAAATTGCGCCAATTTGTGTCACGATATGACTTGCAATATTTTCTCTTATGCTCATCTATAAATCCTACTCTGTAGTTGTTTATGAGTTTCGCTTCTTGAGATGCTTCCATCTAAATTAGCATCATACTTGACACCTTTAGCTATCTCCATGTCCATTTCCTCAACAAACCTGTTTCGGTAATGTTCAATCATGTTAGTAAAAGTATCTCCGCCAACTGCGAAAGGACTTAATAGAGGAAGGATATGAGCATATAATGCACGATATACGGTAGCACGAGTCCACTGTGATTCAACCAACTTGTTAGCCGCAAATTCAGGGCCAATTGCTTGACCAATCTGATTATAACCTTGACTGTGTGTTTTGTTATACCAATTTACTTCAATATAACGTTTTACATCAGTCTCAGCTTCTGCTAATTGTGCAGTAAAGTCCGTAATGCCATGATTGACAATACTGGGCTGTATTGCTGTTAGTTGACTGTTTGTTGCGTATGCCATATCCTATCCCTCCTCAAAATTATAGAGTTGCGTCAGACGTAATTTTTGCAATCTTCGCGTTGTCAAGTCTCGCCGCACCAAAAGCCGCTGTTGCTACGATTTCTGTAGCACGTTTTGATTCGTCTCTTTGTGTTGCAATACGTAGGTCACGTTTCATAACAAGACCAATAGCGCCTGGGTGGAATACAGCTGATACTGCGTCACCTGAACCATCTACATCAATTGATGCTGATTCAAATATACGAATACCTGCTACAGTTCCTAAAAAGTAATCTCTACCAGCTTGGTTTTGAAGGTCTGGAGAACCACCAAAAATAGTTGCCGCGGTTTCATCATTAGAGTCTTGTCTAATTGTTCCACCTGAGTTTAATAGGGATTTCTTTAAGTTAAAAGCCGCTAATGGGTGTAAAACTGCTACTAGTCCTGACATAGGAACAGAAGCGTTTCTTAATGTTGCACCAGCTTTAAGTAGGTGTTCAATTGTTAATTCTCCACCTGCTCCTGGTCCAACTTCTGTAATTGCGCCTGAGTTGAATAGATCAACTATTACTTCGTCCATTGCTTGTGCAATACCTTCACCTAACACACGACCAACGTCTTGTGCTACTGATAGTGGAGATGATTCTGCAACAATGTCTTGTAGTGTAGTCATGTTACCAAACTCCTGAGCCGCAATGTCTACAGAAGCCATAGTGTCAAGTGCTGAATCGTCAGATAAGTCTGCGCCTGCCGCACCTACTGCTGAAGCTTTAGGATAAACTGGAACTGATGCTGTCATACCAGGTGTGCCCTGCATATCATACATAGTTACTAGGTTTTTCATTAAAGCGTTTTCGTTAAATGTGAATTGTGCCGCTTGAGTGATGTTCTCAAACAAGTGACCATTCGCTGCCGATAAATCTAATGCCATCGTTTTTTTCCTTTATTTACTGAGTGAACTTTCGTATGCCTTTTGCCATAAATTGATCCGCATATATTTTGCGGTCTTTAGGGTTTTTCATATCCAAGTCCATTAACTTAACTTCTCTTGAAGTTGAAGGTTGTTTATTACCTGTAGAGCCAGAGCCTGCTGGCGCCGCACTCTTAAAGTAATTGTTTGTCGCTAGGAACTCTTCAACTGCTTGATCCACAGTTAGTGGATGAGCTTGATCAGTGTCATAACGAACATTACCATCTGAATCTAATACTTCAACTTGTCCAGATTCGCTTAATCTAACTCTATCTTTCAATAGTGTAGCCACGTGTTCTGGATTAACTGCTTTATGTTTTGATGCCGCATTTAATAGTGCACCATCCACATGAACAGCTTGTAGTTCAGCCTGCAGTTTGCTAATACGTGTATCAGCATCTGCTTTCTGTTTCTGAAGTAATTCTTCAAATTGATTCTTTTTCATCATCTCTTCTTCTTTTGCCTGCTCTGCTTTAGATTTGAGTTGATGATATTCCTCAATGTTAACATTTTCAAACTTACGCTCAACTTGTTTTAGTCTGTTGGCAATAATTCTGTCCACATCTTCTTGAGTGAATGTTTTAGTTTCAGCCTGGTTTGTCGCTTTCGCCTGATCTTCTGTAGAGCCAGTCTCTACAGTTTCAGTATTAACGATGTTTTCTTTGTTTTCGTCCATCTTAAACGTCTCCTTGCAAGAAGGTTAAGAACTTTTTTGGGGGTTATCGTAACCGATGTTCTTGTAACCTTATTTATTCTTCACTATTAGTGAAGAAATCTGTTATTTCTGGATGTAAATCCAGAATTTGTTCATTTGTTAAACCCTGTTGCATCATTTCACGCATATGCTTCACCATATCTTCTGGATTTTGCATAGGTGGATGCGTCATACCCGGTGTTGATGCGGGTATTGTGGGGTTTATACCATCAATAACAAATTGTAAATCTTCTTCATTTTCAATCAATAGTTTAGCAATCTGTTCATCAAGGTATTTTTGAAATATTTCATTAGGAACAAGATTTTTTGCTTTCTCAAACAGAGCAATTTCTTGATGTTTGTCACGCAAATCAAACTTCTTCTCATAATGTATTTCAAATTCTTCATCTGGTGTAATCTCTTCCCAATCAAACCACATACGCCATATCAAACGTTCAGCACGTTCCAGCACTCCTGCTAGATCGCTTAATTTTACGTTTAACATATCTCTTTCCACTTGTAGAGCTATGCCGGATTGTGGTCCTTTTTTGGCTTTTGTTGCCGCTAGGTGAGTTACACCTTCAATAGCACCTGTCTTTTGTTCAATAGCTGATAATATGCTATCAACACTGGCGCCACTTGCCTGTAACAAGTAAGGATTAACCTGTGTATTCTCATCAACTGTTATTATAGCACCTGAACCACCATTTATATCTGCACTTGCTTCTGCAACTATACTTGGGTGACTGCTTAAACGTATTGATTCATACATCTCACTTGTTAGGTTGTAAATTTCTCTCTGTAGATCACAAACATCACCAATATGACTTGTGCCCACACCCTTGTGATAACTTTTATCTGTATGCACATGAATGAATGGAACATAACCTAATGGATTTTCAAATGTTTCTGATTCAATAATATTTCCATAGTTTAGTGTGACATTGTCTGCTCTAGCATAAGCATCACCTGCGTAATTGTTGTTGTCCATCATGCTGAAGTCTTTCTTACTTGCTTTGTAAACTTCAACTCTGTCCGGATACCATACTCTTAATACGTCATGATCCTCATGAACTTCATCTACTACTGTGATACTTTGTAAAACATTCTGACCATTTACTTGTTTCTCATATGACCAGTTTCTTACTTGTGTTGGATTATATAGTTTAGCATATGCACGTAGATTCATGTCCTGTGCTTCTGCTTGTGTAGCCACTTGGTATGAACCTTTGTCTGTTCCTACCCAGCAACCACCATAAATTAATACTTGGTCGTTTACTTCTCTCATGAATGCTGTCATGGTATTGTTGTCCATATCAGCATTGTTTACGAAGTCAACTACGAATGGATTGTCTACCAGTGTGCCCAGTGTTCTGGTTGGTGGATTACGAAATACAAAACTACGGTATGCATCAACTGTTAATCGTGCATGGTTCTGTAGTGCTGTGTCTAGTAATCTTTGTTGGTATGCGTTTCCAGGTGATTGCTCTTCCGCAATATACTTACGCAAGTATGCACCATCTCTGTATTCTTCTGCACCCATGTAACTACGCATATAGTAGTCCCATCTATACAGATACTCTGCATAACCTGGATGCACAACGCTTAATTCTTGTGGTTCTAACATTGTTTGCCTCTCTAGAGTTGTGTTTTTACTGTCACACCGGACATATGCTCATGCCTATAGGAGAGCAGTCCTATATGTGTTATTTATGCTCGATGCATCTTGTATTATAGTGATGTTAAATGTGTGGGTAGAATGAGCCATATAAACGAAAAATAGGATACTAGTAGAAAATACGTCTACCCACACAGTTATTTATCACTGTTTTACGCTATTTTTTTACCACTTTTTTTCAACTTTTTTTCACTTTTTTGCTAAACTATTGAAAAATAAGGGTTTTTTTGTGGTGTTTTTTGGTTGGTATTGGTTGACAAGTAAGGCGTTTTACCGTATACTGTAAGTATAAAGTTAATTAAAAGGAGTTAAAAATGAAAGTAGAAATAAAAAGCATATTTGATTCACAAGCAAATGCTGATACATTAAGAAAAATGAGTAAACTGTTTGCTGAAGGATATGTTGATCCAGATAACAATTATAGTTGTAAAATTCAAAATTTAAATAGCAAACAACATCGTGAACTTTGTTCAGAAGACATTAAAAATGGTAATGCTTTTTGGATTATGGTTGATGATAAAAAAGCTGGTTATGTTCTTGCACCTGAAGGACACGTAAATACAACAAATCCAAACGATATATTGAGGTATCTTGACACTAGGTTTTTACTACCTGAATACCAGGGTAAAGGTATTGGTTCAATAGTGTTAGACCAATTGATCAAGTATCACAATG